ACAAGTTTTGATAACTTAACAACAAATAATTTTTCTAGCGCAATAAATAAAGATAGTTTAAAAAATCAGTTAAAAGATAACCGATTAGAAGCAGCATTTTTTGATTATAAATATCATTTGATTGCTGAAACATTTATGTATGTTTACGATATACGTATTTCAGGATGGACGAAGTATTTTATTAAAACAACAAGTTACACCCCTATTTATTGGCGGTTTTTTCAGATCGACCAAACGTTGTATATTACCCAAAAAAATGCAGGTATTGTGGAGCAAATGTACAATGCTTTGAATTATCGTGGGGAAGAATTAACAGCGTTTTTTGAAACGCCTGAAATAGCGGTGGGAACAGAACAAAAATTTTATAAAAATTTATATGTGTATTATGACAAGTCAGGAAGTAATACTTTAACAGCAACTGCAACAATAGACAGCACAAAAACAGTAACTGCCACCATCACTTATGATGGAGCGTATTATGACTTTGATTATTTCGATGAAGATTATTTTGAGACGACAGAAGACGAAGAAGATTACAAAGTAATATACATAAATAAATACGCAAATTGGATGCGTTTTAAAATAAGCACACAAACACAAGCCATTATTAAAGGATGGAAATTGGAAGGGCGTATAATTCAATGAATGTGGAGTATGTAACGAATAATGATATTGATGAAATTGTTAGCTTCGGTGAGCAATGTTTTAGAAATATGAAATTAGATAAATTAGGATTAAATTATTGTAAAAAAAGCCATACTCAAAACATGAAAAGGTATATTAATACGGACACCTATGTCAGTATTAAATGCATGAAAGATCAGTCTATTATTGGTTTTTTATCAGCTTATGCGTCACCGCAGATATTTAACAATGATCGTGGCATCATGAATGTTTTTACAATACAGGCCAAACCCGGACTGCCAAGCATAACTAAAGGACGTGTTGTAAATGCATTTAGGTTATTCATTGAAGATATATGTAAAAAAGTAGGAATACAATTAATTAATTTTCAGGCAATGATTAGTAATGATTTATCTAAATATTTAGAAAAACATAACTATAAAAAAGGCGATATTTTGTTATATAAGGAGGTAATTTAATATGGGAGCATTAGCACCAATAGGTATGGAGATAGGTAAACAGGCAGCGTTAGGCGTTGGATCGTCAATGTTAGCGAGTGAAGCAAATAAGGCACTTGGACAAACGCAAAAGTCAGGAATACAATCCGGAATGATTTCACCGGCCTTAACTAATTATTTAGGGAAATCCTTAGCGCAACTTGAAGAAGAAAAGAGACGTAAACAAATGTTAGATAGTAGAAGTTTAAATTATAATCCTAATAAATTTGGAGGGTATGCATAATGGGTGGTAAATCAGAAGAAAGAAAAATAAGTGAATCACAACTTGCAGCACAAAAAGAAATGGCAGATGTGCAACTAGCGCAACAATTAGCACAACTTAGAGGGCAACAGCTAGGCCAAGAAGAAGCACTTCAAAGAGCGCAAGATATTTACGGTCAAGCCAGTGGCCGATTTGGGACATTGCAACAGGCGGATATACCAGAGCTTACAGGAACGCCAGAAGCCATTACACGATTGCAAGGCTTAATACGTGAAAGAGCTTTACCAGAGCAACAACAAGCATTAAGTAGAACTAAACTAGCACAACAACAGGCAGGAGTTAGAGGCCTAGAAGCTGCATTAATGGCGCAACAACAAGCTACCAGAATGGGAACTGATTTAGCGAGAGCAGCGGAAGAAGTAGCATTAAAACAAGCATTATCTGATCGTGGATTAAGACAACAAGAAGCATTAAGACGCCAACAGTCGGCAGAGGAATTCCAAAAACAACAGGCTTTAACTGGATTAGGTCAAACTTTAACACCAGTTCAAAAAGTGGTTGGTGAATCAGCATTAGAAGCTAAACAGAAAAAAAGAATTGAAGAACTAGAAAAACAAAATACTCTACAAGCACAATTAGCAGCAACGAGACAATTCCAAAGACAGAAAATAGGGTTTTAATATGAATCAACAAATAAGAAATAAAGTTAATTTATCAAAAATAGAGCCAAGGCCAAGTAATAACAATATCCTTGCACAATTTTTAGGTGGTATAGGTAGTATTGGCCAAGGTGTAGGAGAAGCCATAGGACAAGCGGGAACTGGAATTGCCGGGGGTATCGGTCAAGGGGTGGAGCTTATAGGCCAAGGCATAGGCGAAATGAATAAATCGCCAGAAGGTAGACTTGCATTGCGTGAATTGGTGGGTGCAGCACTTAGAGGCGTAGGGCAAGAAGATTTAGGCGTTGGGGTTCAACAATTCGCACAGCGTGTTTATCAACCAGAAACACAACGAGCATTGTTTGAAACGCAACAACGAGCAGAAACTAAAAAAGCAGAAAGAAAAGCAGCAGCGGAAGCAGAAAAAGCAGAAAAAAGAGCTAAAGAACAAATTACAAAACTAGAAGATGATTACAGAAAAGAATATAACACAAAAAAGATAGTAAAAGACTCAAAAGAAATTGATTCTGCAATATCAAGAATGGACAACGTTTGGAATAAATATCAAAGCAATCCAAATCCAAACAGTAAAAACGCACTAGATCAAGCACTTGTTATTACATTTAATAAAATGTTAGACCCGGGTTCAGTAGTCAGAGAATCAGAGTTTGCACGAACGCCGCAAGGCCAAAGTTTATTTTCTAGAATACAAGGAGCTTCAGAAAAACTAGCTGAAGGTGGTGTGGGGCTTACGGATGCAGAAAGAGATGAAATTATTGTTGTTGCTAAACAATTACAAGAAGGCCAAATGATTGAACTTGAAAAAGAAAAAGAAATTTACAAAGAGTTAGCACAAAGGCGAGGGCTAAATATTGATAATATAGTTGGCAAAAATAAAATTAAGCCTGCGGCCCCAAAAGTCTATGATCCACAAACAGGGGAATTTAAATAATGGCAATACAAGTACAAGTAGGTGATCAGTTACTAGAGTTTCCAGAAACTATGACAGAAGACGAAATAAAACAAGTCTTGCGTAAACAATTTCCAAAACAACCAGAACCAGTACAACAAGTACAAGCACAAACAGAACCAACATTAATTGAAAAGATACGTGGCATATCACCCTTAGAAGTTATAAAAGAAACGCCAAAACAAGTGGCTTCGGACATAGCAAGATTAGCACCGATTGCAGCAGGATTTGTACCAGGGTTAGGTTTAGCTGCACAATCTGGAATTACTGGAACCAGTCGAGTTATTGAAGGTTTGGCTGAGGGAGAAAGATTACCACAAGCTTTAAAATCAGGGGCTATAGCAGCCGGAACTGAATCAGCAATAGGAAAAGCCTTAAAGCTAGGTAAGCCAGCATTAAAACAGATAGCTAAATTTGCTACACGTGCAGAAAAAGGCGTTATAGATGAAGCAATTAAAAAGCCAATATTAACTAAGATTGATCCTAAAACAAATATAGATACTTCTAATCAAATTAAAACATCGCTTGCAATACTCAACAGAAAAAAATCACGTATATATGACAGGGCATTAACCAAAGTAAGCGAAGATGCAAAAAAGCAAGTAACAGATACAAGTAACATAAGTAAAATAATAAAAGATTATGATTATAATAAAGCAGGTATACGTGACTTGTTATCAGTAACTAGAGCTAAAACAAAAAAGTATAATCAAAATGCAGTTGATAAATTTATTGCAGGTAAAGAACTTACTTTTGATGAAGCTAAAAGTGTAAACTCTGTTTTAGCTGACGTGTTACGAAGCACTAATATTGAACCGATTGATAAAATAACAATAGGGAAACTGAAAGACGGTTTATATAAATCTATGGAGGTTTATCCGGGATTCGAAGAACTAAATAAAAAGTATGCAAAACAAACTAACCTTGTTAAAGATATTGAAAAAAATCTAGGTAAAGATATTAGCGAAACTAAAGTAAACACACTAACAAATGACGTAATTAAAAGACTAAAAGAAAAGCGACAAACTAAAAGCAGAACTATGGATTTGCTTAAAGACTTAGACAAAGAAGTAAAGGCCAAGGGTAATCGTAGTGTAGTTAATCAAATAGAAGCTAACGCATTGCAAGATTCACTCAGTCAATCTATAGGTAAAAAATCAGGGCTTATAGATAAAATTCTTCCTTATGGACTAGCCGGTAGTGCGCTAGTAGCGCCAGAGGTTGCATTACCACTAGCAGGTGCAAAATTTGGACAAATGGCTATACAGAGCGGGCCAGTTGCTAGAGCAGCATTAAAAGCTGCACAAGAAGGCGTGCAAGTTCCGCAAGTAGTACCAAGACTAGCAGCTAAAGTGCCAGCACTAGCAGTTACCCCAATAGAAAGACAAGAAAGCGGAGGCATAGCCCCAAGATCATTACAACAAATTAAAAAGGAGCGTGGACTATAATGGCAGTACCAAGTGCAAGTGATTTCAATAAATGGAGTGGAACCAAGTTCACAAATACAGACTGGGATCAGAACATAGACAAAACAGTAGAAATATTAGCTAATGGCAATTATGACCTTAACGTGGCACAAGTAACAGCTACAAGTTACGTTGGCATACCCTCCGATCAATTTTCGACAATAACAGCAGGTGAAAACCTTACAGCAGGTGATGTTGTGAGAATTATTGGTGGACAAGCGTATAAAGCAGACAATTCAACAAGTGCCGGTATTACAGCGGTTGTGGGCGTTTGTAATACCACTGTATCAAGCGGTGGAACGGTTAAAATTGACTATGGGTTTTATAATTCGTTTAGTTCATTAACAGCCGGTACCATATATTACATAGGAACAAGTGGATCGATAACAGCAACCAAACCAAGTTTATACCCTGTAGAGATTGGCCGAGCAGTCAGCGCAACAAGAATAAACCTTAATTTTCGCGAAGATGATAAACCTACTGGAACTATTATTAGTACAGCTTTAACATCAGCCCCTAAAGGGTATATTGAATGCGACGGTTCAGCAGTTAGTAGAACGACACACGCACGTTTATTTGGGGAATTAGGCGTTATATATGGTAATGGTGATGGAAGTACCACGTTTAATTTACCTGATTACAGAGGCCGATTTTTAAGAGGTTTTGATAACACAGCAGGAACAGACCCGGACGCAGCGTCACGTACAGATCGAGGGGATGGCACGACAGGCGATGCGGTAGGGACTAAACAATCCGATGCATTTCAAGGACATCACCATAAATTTTATTCAGCAGCAGATTTGACAAGAGCCAACCCCGGTGGAGGCGGTGATAGTGCAGAAATGCGAGAAGCTGCTAGTGCTACGGTTGCAAGCGGTAACGATTATGTACAACACGCTACAACAGATTCAACGTTTGGAACAGCACGGATCACAAGTGAAACAAGACCAAAAAACATTAATGTTATGTATTGTATAAAGCTATAAAATGGAACTATTAGAACTCATCCCTGCATTATTAGAAATCATGAAAAGTCCTAACGGTCAGGCATATGTTTTTGTTATACTATATGCAGGAATGGGTTTCTATGTGTATAAAATGACCACACAATTAAACAATTTTAAAAAAACAATGTCAGAATATAGAGATCATACAGACGAACAATTTAAAGAAGTTCGAGATGAGCTTAACGACATGAAAAAACTGCTATATAAAATGGCCGGTAAACTCGAAGTCGAAGCATGATAAAAGTACACTTTCACAAAAAAGAATACAAATGGTGGAATATACTAAAATACACAACAAGCATAATCAAAATATTCTCAAATGATATTTATTATCATGTTAGTTTTGAGATAGATAAAAAGTATTATGAATCAGAATTTTTTAGTGGTGTAGCGCGATATGCTAACCCAAGAAATGACATTGCTTACACATTACAATTACATTTAGATAAAAAGATTATTAAAAAAATTGTTGATGAATTTGAGTCAATGCTTGGTAAAAAATATGACTTCTTTGGTGTTATATTTGGATTTTTTGGCCAAAAAGTGCATGAATCAGATAAATATTTTTGTTCCGAATTGTTTTTACCAATTTTAAAACACGCTTACGCAATTACAAAAAATGACTTAAAAACAAATTTAAGCCCTAAAGATGTCCGTATGTTTTGCCTTGCATTAACAAAAAATGCAAAGTAAAAACCAAAGTTTGGTAGAAACTACAATGCAAGTTGTATCTGATACTGCAATCAACGTATTTATTGCTGCTCCTTTGGCATATTTCTTTTATGGTGTTAAAAGTAAAGTCATAATTGAACTAATAATCATTATGACATTAATTAATTTTGGAAAAAGTTATGTCATTAGAAGATACTACAACAATAAAAAAAACAAACGTCACAAATTTAAAAAAGCAATGCGATCAGCTAAACGAAAAAATTACAAATATACAGGATATCACCAAAAATCGCTGGGATAACATCGACAAGGTTATTGATATATTCAAGACCGGTATTTTGTTATTAATTTTTTTAAATTTAACTATTCTATTTTTTGTTGTTTTTTTATAGTTTCTAAATCATCATAAAAGTTGTTAGAATCGCCAATGTAAACAATAAATCCTTCATCCTTTTTAGGTACGATTTTTTTATATACTAAAGCTATTTTTACATCACGATCATTGAAACCATACTTTTTTTGCAAAATATCCTGTAATGGTTTTATTGGATTATCCCAATCGGATAATTTATTTGAAAAATTAAAAATAAAAATTATATAATAAGATTTGATAAGATTTATTTTTTCATTTGGCAGGGTATACAACAGCGTTTTTTCGTATGAGTCATAATTTTTCGTTTTATATCTTCTACCCTGCCATACCTCATTAACACTTAATAATTTAATTTTTTTTTCAATCTTGTGCATAATTAAAAAATCTCATTTGCCATGTATCGCAGAGCAAACAGTTGGCGTGATGCGATTGTATTACTAATCGAAAAATGAAATCTATCATTATTAACTTTTTCGATAGAATCCTGATCTAAAAGATATTTGTGTTTTAATTTATTAAATTGATGTTTTATGTCATCAAGAACTGTAAAGTCTGTTAGAGCAATAATTTTTTTTTCACAATCTAACCTTCTTTTTTGATGATCTGTTAATCCTTGTTCAATATCAGT